TAGGATCGTAACCAGCAAGGTTTCCAGCACCACCAACTTCTGGATTAGAAAAGCCAGCGCCCATTTGGTTGGTTGGCTGCTCTTGAAGGTACTGTTGTCTCATTGCTTCCTGTTGGTTCTCTAAGAGAACAGCAGTTGTTCTTTTTCTGTGATAATCGTTAATATCCTCTAATGATTCGTGTTCGAGCAGTGGGTTCCACTTCTCTACTAGCTCATCATAAGGTGTATTGTCTTCTGAATGTAGCATTAATGGTTTCTCCTTTACCGGTTTCTATTTTGGAATGTGATTGCCTTACTATAAGCTTCTAGAAGCGGATCATTTCCCGCATCATGAGTAGTTTCTTTAGTATCTGTTGATTCTTTTAGTTCAGTTGTAGTTTCTGTTTCTCTCGAACTAATGAAAGATTCTTTAATTATCGAGAGTTTGTTGTGGTAGTCTTCTTCACTTTCATAAACAACACCTTCTAATAATTTAGAAAATCTTTCTGCCTCTGTGTCAGTCAAATCTGCTGATATGTCATCGAAGATTATTTGAGCCTTATTTTCTATGATTTCTTTGTTAAATTCTAAGTTTTTCTCAATTTCTTCATTTAACTCAGTTTCTAATTTTTCTTTGACAGATAAAAGTTCCTCTACTACGTCTACTTTTTCTTCTGGAAGTTCAATGTAGTGAGATTGGAACAGTGTTTTAAGACCAGTTATAAATGACTCTGCTATATCTGCTTGTATTCCTCGTTCGATTGCTAGAGTATTTTCTTTTGTCCACTCTTCAACAACGTATGTTAAAAATTCGTCAAGTTTTTCAGATAAATCTTCTGTAATCGTTTCAATTTGTTCATTTAAAGAATTATTAAATGATTCTTGCATCGAGGACTCTACAAAAGAAATTCTGTCATTTAGTGCGGTATCAAAAATTGTAGTTAACTTATTCATAAATTCTTCGGATAATTCATCTTCATGAAAAAGACTCGAAAGATAATCAATGGTAGAAGTTTCTTCCTTCATTTCTTCTTTCTCCTCTTTCTTTTTCTCACCCGAAGCTTCCCCGTGAGGAGCTAGTGTAGCAACATTTTCCTCGTTGCCGGTTGCGACAGGTTCAGCAATTTTTTGTGCCTTACCATCTGTGTCGTGACCAAGTGCGGGATCTTCAAAATTCTTTGTATCCAAAGTTTTTTGTTCTTTAAAATGTTTGAGTCCGGCTTTAATAGCCTCTGTTATTTCTTTCTTTGATTTGTTGGCCATGAATAAGCTCCTTGATACCTTTCTAGAATATTTATAAATTCCTTATTTTTAAAAGAAAGCCACGTATACGATCTAAAGTTTTCTTAAAAAGTCCTCAAATAATCTACTAAATTTGTTTTTCATCTGTTTAGATGAAGTGTTTTTAATTTCGTTGTGATAATGTTGTATTTGTTTTTCTCTTAGTACTCCATTATCCCAAATCCACTCTTTACCTTCCATGATTCCATCTACAAAAGCATCCGGAGCAGAAGGATCTGCAACGATATCAATAGCTGCCAACATGAAATCTGGCTGAACTAAATTAATACCGTTTTGTTCTTTGAGGGAACCCATTCCTCGGGTTGATACTCCGAGTTTTGCTCCCTCATCCATTAAATTTTGCACAATCTTACCCATTGGAGTATCCATAATTTTTGCTTTACCAACAAAATTATTTCCTTCCACAGCTAAATCTTTTACTATATGGGATACTCTGTCTAGATTTACAGTTGGTCCTTGTGGATGATTTAATTCACCAAAGGCTCTGTTTTTTTCAATAAAAGAACTCTTATAATCATCTACGCGAGGAGAAAGAACATTCATAGGATAGACTCTGTTATTTCTATTCTTTTGCTCCGCCTGCATAAAAATACCAGAAATTGAATAAGTTTTTTTACCTTCGCTGGAATTTTCAACTAAAAGTTCTACATCCTCATTCATTTCTGTTATTAATTTCATTTCAATAACCCTCTGTTCCTGTATTAGTTACATTAATCATTCTGGGCGAAGACTCTTCTTCCTCTTCCATGTCCTTTTTCTTCTTTGATGGTCTGTCATCAGGTGTTACGAAAGGACGAAGAACCTGAGGATCTGCTTCCTCTTTCATTTTCTTTTTATCTTTCTTTTTGTCATCATCGTCATCATCGTCATCATCACCGTCTTTTTCCATGTTGGCTTTTATTGCCTTATCTTTAGCTGCTAGATAATCGTCCGAATCTATATCACCATCTCCATCATGGTCTTTACCCTTTTTCTCCTGAAGTTCGTCAGAATCAAGAGTAGGTCCTCCAACTAGAGTTGGTGCAATTTCCATGTACTTTTCGCCAAGTTTTTCTGCCATCTTGTGATAAAGAACGTCGAGAATTTCATTCTTTGCACCTAAAAGATTTTCGTCTAATAGTTCTTTTATAATTTTTTGTGTTTTCATGTCTATCCTCTTAGTAATAGGGGGTCGATATTATGTATAATATTTATTGCCTTGGTTCCTCTTCTTGTGGTTGTTCTTGTGTATCCATTTCTCCCATACCACTCATTAATTGTTTTAGCTGTATTTCTAACGCTTCTTTTTCATTTTGAATTTCTATTAGTTTAATTTCCTCATCTGTTTGTTGTAATATATTTTTTCTTATGTATTCAGTTGAGAAATATTTTCCGATATAAGGTTCAACTGCACCAAGAATTGACATTCTTTCTTTTAGAATTTCAGTATCTCTTAATTCTGAAAAATATGAGTCCTCGTTGTAATTGTACGATATGTTTTTGTTAATCATATCCCAATCAGTATTCGCAATTATACCTTTTAATATTAATTGTTTTTTAAGAACATCCGTCAAGAGTTGAGTAAATTTATTTCGTAGTCTATTAATAAATTTATAAAATTTTACTTCATCTCGGGTAATTTCAGCAGATCTACCCATATTAAATCCATTAACTGTTTCTAATCTAGACAGGGGAACATTTAAAGCTCTAAATAGTTTTCTTTGTAAATAATCAACATCTTCCATTTGACCCAGATTTTGTCCACCAGAAAGAGTGCTAATTTCCGTGCCTCTACCACCCTCTCTTCTAGGTAACCAATAATCTTCAAGCATGTGAAGGTGATTTCTATCGTCTCTAACTTCACCCGTAGTTTGATTATATACGAGCTTATTTCTATACCTATTCATAAGCTCACGCAGGTATTGTTCGGCTTTTTGTTTTGGTAAATTACCAACGTCAATGTAAAATATTCTTCTTTCAGGCGCTCTGGATATTCTATAAATTACAACAGCATCTTCTATTTGTCTTAACATGTTTACCGGACGAATTGCTTTTTGTAGATATCCTACAACTTTTTTCGTTCCCGTATCTACAACTCCGCTGTGGACATAAGCGATTGCGTCTGTTGCTATTTTTATCCCTGCCGTTGAAGTAATATACTGACTATTTTTGTCGTTGTCTGTATATACGAAAAATTCGTTAACTTTTGTTACGATTGGAATCGCATTATTTCCCTGAACAAATGGTTTTTTTTCTACGTTTCTTACTTTTTTAATTTTTGTTGGATCTATAGGTCTTAATTCTTTTATACCCGCTCTTGGATTTTCTGTATCTATTATTACATGAAAATATAATCTTCCATCTATATACCATCTTCTGTATAATTCATAACCTTTATTTGAAATATCAAATAAGTTTAAAACTTTATCAAATTCATTATGAATTTTTTGTTTTATATTTTCAGATAAATCCACAGCATCTAAATTTAATTTAAATGGTTTTCTATCTGTTCCCATGATAACAGAATCATTAACTATATCTTCAATCGCCATATCAACTTCGGGATATAAAGCTAAACTCCTATAAGTTGCAATAAATTGATTTTCGCTCTGCACACCTCCGCTAAAATCGACGTAAGTTCCTAAAAACCCACCCGTGTTTAACGTTTGTGCGCCATCATATTCATCAGGAGAAACAAAAGATTCTTCACGAATATTTCTTTCTATTTCCTCTTCCTTAGACTCTTTTCCTATACTAAAACCAAATAAATTTAAAGCCATTATAAATTATCCTTTAAAATCAAAATATTCATATTCTACTGTAACACTGAAGGTAGCCAATTGATCCATTGCACTATGATTTAGAGCAAACTCTCCAATTGTAGTAGGCCAACAATTACGTAAATTCATTACTTTAATAGGTGGTTTCTCGCCATTTAAATCGTGATGATGAATAACCCAATCCACAGTGGTTTTTTCCCCGTCTCCTGCATCTGGTGACCAATTTGTTACGTTAGTAATATGATCATTGA